GGACGCCAGGGCAGAGTGCAGGCGGTATGGCAGACTGATCGGCATGGACCCTTCCTCCAGACTGCAGAGGGCGAGCACCAAGGTCGATGCAGAAGACGAGAAGATCACGGCCATGTTCGGAGGTATCTGATAATGACGATCCTGGAGGAGCTGATCCAATATTCCAAGGACTGTATCTCCGGGGAGATCATCAGCTGCAGGAAACATAAATGGGCGTGCGGGCGGTTCCTCCGAGACGTGGAGCGCATGCGGACAGACCCGGAATATCCGTACACCTGGAACGAGGAACGTGCCAGTGAGATCGTGGTCTGGTTTTCGATGCTGCGGCACCGCACCGGCGTCCTTGCCGGCCAGCCGATCATACTGACCACATGGCAGAAGTTCAGACACTGCCAGCTGTACGGCTGGCGCAGGAAGGCCGATGGCCGCAAGCGCTTTACCAAGACATTCACCGAAGTGGCCAGAAAGAATGCCAAGTCACAGGACGAGGCGGGGATCGCGCTTTTTGAGATCTCTGTAGAGGCATCCCGTCACGGTGAAGTCTACGAGTATTACACCGCAGGCGTGAAGAAACAGCAGAGCAAGATTGTATTTGACGAGGCAAAGTACATGCTCAACGGCTCACCGCTCCGGAGACGCTTCCACGTCACACGCAGCGAGATTAGCCACAAGAAGACCGGAAGCTATATCCGTGCATTGTCCAAAGATGATGGGCAGAACGGTGATGGCACAAACCCTGCAGGCCTGGTCCTGGATGAATACCATGAGCACCCGAACACAGACTTCTACGACCTGTACATGGGTGCGAATGCGCAGGAACCTCTCCTGATGATCATCACGACAGCAGGAAAGAATCTGACATATCCGGCATACACGCAGGAATACAAGCTGTGCTCTAAGATCATCGACCCGAATGTAGACCTGGAAGACGACACCTATCTCGTAGACATCCTGGAGCTGGATCCGGAGGATTACGAAAACCTCGACAATCTGGACAATGAGGAATTGTGGCATAAGGCAAACCCGATCCGCATGTCCTACGAGGATGGCAGGACAAAGATACGGGACGCCTATAAGATCGCGAGGGAAGTCCCGGAGAAGATGACCGCATTCCTCACGAAAATGATGGATGTCTGGGTGCAGGCCAGAGAGTCCGGATACATGGACATGGCCAAATGGAAGGCCTGCGAAGTCCTGGAGATTCCGATCGACACCAGGGGCATGCAGGTCTATGTCGGCTTTGACATGTCTTCCAAGATCGACCTGACGTCCGTGGCCTTCCTCATCCCGTACCAGACGGGAGAGATGGACCGGAGCGGGGAGCCGATTGTGAAGTACATCCTCAGCACGCACAGCTTCATCCCGAACCGTGAGAAGCTGGTGGAGCGTACAAGGAAAGACCACTTCGACTATGAGATGTGTGAACGTCTCGGTTTTCTCTCTGTCACGAACACGCCTATCGTAGACCAGTCATTTGTCATGCAGTACGCGCTGAACACCTGCAAGCTGATGCAGTGGGAGATACAGTGCCTGTGCTTTGACCCTGCGAATGCCTCGAAGATCATGATGGATCTGTCGGCAGAGGGCTATGACGTTGAAGAGGTCTACCAGAGCCACAAGAGCCTGAACGAGTCTACGCAGGGATTCAGGGAGCAGGTTTTCTGCAGGAACATCGTCTACACATACAATCCGCTGTTGAATTTTGCCATGTCCAATGCCGTGACCCGCACGAGCCAGGGACTGATCAAAATAGACAAAGACGCAACCACACAACGTATCGACCCGGTTGATGCTACACTGGCAGCGTTCAAGCTGGCCATGTATCACCAATTCACAGGAGGCAAGCTGGCCGATATCGACCGCTTCCTCGAAATGGAGATCTAAAGCGATGGGAAAGAAAGGCAAAAAAGCCAAAGAAAAAGAGAACAGGGCACCTACCTGGAACGACTCCATGTTCTACGGAGATGGAGCTGAACAGCTCATGAACTGGCTGGGCATCGGCTCGGCCAAAGAGGCATTGTCGGAAGTCACATACTTCACCTGCCTCAAAAAGCTTTCGGAAGCCATCGGCAAGATGCCGCTCAAATACTATCAGGACACAGAGGACCGTGGGAAGCTCCGCCCGAAGCTGACCAATGCAGGGCGCCTGATGACCGTGCGGCCTAATCCGTACATGACGCCCGCGACACTTTGGACCACCACAGAGTTCAACTGCCAGCACTACGGTAACGGCTATATCTGGATGCAGACAGCCTACCGGCCAGAGACCTTCGGGGGCGGCTTCGAGGTCATCGGCATGTATCCAATGGCTCCGGATTCTGTGACGGTATGGATGGACGATGCGGGGATCTTCGGAGGTGCCGGAAAGCTCTGGTACCAGTACACAGACCCCAAGTCTGGCCAGTCCTACATGTTCCGGGCAGAGGAAGTCCTGCACTTCAAGACTTGGTACTCAAAAAACGGCATTACAGGTGAGTCAGTAAGGAGCATACTCCGGGATACCATCGGCGGAGCTTCCGCACAGCAGGAGACGCAGAACAAGATGTCTGAGCATGGCGTCACGGCAGCGATGGTCATGCAGTACTCGACGGATCTCGATGAGACGAGGGTGAAAAAACTGAAGGCAAAGTTTGCGGATCAGCTGACATCGCCGCAGAATGCTGGCAAGGTGGTACCCATCCCGCAGGGCCTGACACTGCAGCCGCTCAACATGTCCATGGCTGACAGCCAGTTCTACGAGCTGCGCAAATACAGCGCACTGCAGATTGCAGCAGCCTTCGGCATCAAGCCGAATCAGATCAACGACTATGAGAAATCCAGCTACAGCAGTTCCGAAATGCAGCAGCTGGATTTTCTTGTGGATACGCTCATGTACCGGATCATCCAATATGAGCAGGAGATAAACAGCAAGGTGATCACTCCGGCGGAGCAGGAGGAGAACAAATACTACAAATTCAACGACCGCTCCATCCTGAGAGCAGATACAGGCTCCCAGATGGAGGCGCTTGCCAAAGCTGTCAACAATTTCATCTACAAACCCAACGAGGCGCGTGATTATCTTGACCTGTCGAAGGCTGACGGCGGGGACTACCTGATCGGCAACGGGAACTTCATCCCTGTTCAGCTGGTCGGCACGCAGTATAGCCAGGAAGGAGGAAACGATGGCGAAAATTAACATCCGCGGTGACATTGTCCTCAATGAGCACAAGCGCTTTTATGACTGGCTCGGATGGGATTGTGTATGCCCGCGCGACGTGCAGGACATTATTGATGCTGCTGCACATGACGAACCTCTTGATGTCTATATCAACAGCCCGGGCGGGATTGTGGCTGCAGGGCAGGAGATTTATTCGGCATTGCGAGGGGATCCGCGTGTGAGTATCCACATTACGGGGCAGGCCTGCAGCGCCGCTTCCTTCATCGCAATGGCCGGACACTGCGACATCACGCCTGTCGGGCTCATGATGGTCCACTGTGCATCCATGGGATATGTCAGCGGCAACCACAACGACATGGAAAAGGCTGCACAGTGCCTGTCAGCTACAGACAACGCGATTGCAGCGGCCTATGCGGAAAAGAGCGGTATGTCTGTCAGGGACGCGCTCAAACTCATGGAAAGGGAGACATGGCTCACGGCAAACCAGTGCATCGGCCTGGGACTGGTGGACGGGATCACGCCGGAGACAGCACCGACCGCCCAGATCGCGGCATCCTTTGGCGGCATCCGGCTGACCAAAGAAGACATGGAAAAAGTCGACCAGGCCATCAAGGAGCAGGCCCAGAAGGAGTCCCGGGAAAAGGCGCTCCTGGAAGACCTGGACTTCTTTGGCGTGTGAGACACAATCACATAACAGCAACCGTGCGGCATGCACGGAGATGGCATGAAAGGAGAATATTATGCCTAAAGAACTGCTTGAACTGCTTGACAAGATCAATGCAAAGAAAAACGAAGTGAAGAATCTCGCCCAGCAGGGCAAACTTGACGAGGCAGAGGCCGCCAAGAAAGAGCTGGTCGACATGCAGCGCCAGTTCGACATTATGAAAGATCTTTATGATAATGAGCGCCCGGCTGTCACCACCGCTCATGCACCCCAGCAGCCCAATGCTCCGCCCGCGAACGGCCTGATCCCCGCAGAGGAACCCCAGGATTCCACCCATGAGTTCGCACAGGCTGCACGTCAGGGATTCCGCACGAGCAACATCATGAGCGAGGGCTCCAACCCTGACGGCGGTTATACAGTCCCCGAGGACATCCAGACACAGATCCAGCATTACAAAGAGGCAAATGCACAGCTGAGTAATCTGGTTTCTGTCGAGACTGTCCGCACCAACAAGGGCGCAAGGACCTATCAGAAAAAGGCGCAGGTCTCCGGCTTCCAGAAGGTCCAGGAGAATGGCAAGGTCCAGGAGATTGCAGGCCCTCAGTTCGAGCGCGTGACTTATGAGATCGAGGATTACGCCGGATACATGCCTGTGACCAATGATCTGCTGGCAGACTCCGACGCAAACATTACCTCCGAGATCACCACCTGGATCGGCAGGAATGCGGTCGCAACTGACAACAACGAGATTCTTGCCATTATCCAGGGCAAGGACGAGACCGAGATCACGGATCTCAAGGGAATCAAGAAGGCCATCAACGTCACCCTCGGCCAGGCATACCGCGCTGCAGTCAGGATCGTGACCAATGACGACGGCCTGAACTACCTCGATACCCTGGAAGACCTGAACAAGCGTCCTCTCCTCAATCCCAACCCCACAGAGCCTAATGCGGTCCAGCTGCGTGTCGGCGCTACTGTCGTACCTATCGAAGTGCTGCCCAACCTGGTCATGCCTTCCAAGGGAGTCTATACACTGACAAGCGACTCCACAGTCAAGAGCAAGAAGACATATTACACCCGCAGCGGTGCCGGCACAGATGCTGATCCTTATGTCTACACTGCCGTAGCGGAGCCCGCGACTGCAGACATCGCGACATACTACGAGATGACCAAGACAAAGATCCCCTTCGAGATCGGTGATTTCAAAGAGGCCGTCAAGGTCTTCGACCGTCAGCAGACCAACATCATGGCATCCAATGTCGCATCTGTAACCGGCTACAATGCATTCGAGCAGCGCGGCACCCTGTTCCGTGCGGATATCCGTGCGGACTATAAGCAGGTTGACGCGGATGCATGGGTCAACGGCTATATCGAGCAGGATGCGTAATCAGAGGAGATAAACCATGGAGATCAGCTTAGAACTGCTGAATATGGTAAAAGCACGGTGTGGAATCCCTGCCAGCGTCACAGTTTATGATGATTCAGAACTGCAGCCGCTGATCATGGACGCGCTCGAAGAAATGAAGACTGCGGGAGTCCCTGCGTGGATCCTCGAGGACATGGGGAATGAGACAAACCCCCGTGTCCTCACGGCGATCGCGCATTATGTAAACGCAAACCGGGGAGCGGACAGGACAGACACAGCTCTTTATATGCAGCTGTACCAGAAAAAGCTCAACAAGCTGATGCTGGAACCGGATGAACAGGAAGGATAGGAGAATACCATGTGGGTAACATCGATCACCATGGCAGGAAGCAAAGAGGAAACACAGGATTCTGCAGGTTTTGTGTCGGAAAGCACCGAAAAGATCATCGGGATTCCTGCGAACTGCCTCGACGCTACCCGCAATGACGAAATACTGGCAAATGAG